GATCCCGATCCCGGCACACAACGCCTTTGCAATCACCGTGCGCCCGATGCGGATTTGGCAGCGGGCGTCTGCGAGGGCAGCGTAAATCGCCTCGAAGGCTGTCGTTGAATAAGACATATTCGGACACCCCGGCAGGGATCACCTGCCGGGGACAATCCTTATTAAAATTTGAACGAATTGAGCGTCACGCAAACACCCGCCGCGTCGTTTGTGGTCGTGAACACGGCGCGGATATACCGGGCTCCGGCACCGAACTCATACGCGATACGATTAACCGTGCCCGTCGCATTGCCGGTTACTGTCACCGATTTATTGCTGACAGCAGACCACGAGCTTGTCCCGGTGGCCGAACTCTGGATCACAAGGGTTCCGATAAAGTTCGTGTTGCTTTGCAACGGCTTCCCAATGGATGCAACGATTGTTCCATTGCCCTTGCAGTTAATTGTGTCAACAGCCGGGCCGGTTATGGTTTGCAGCAGATTGCTACTTGCAGCATCGGTTGCCGAAACATCGAGCACCTGAACATGCTGCGTAAGCGCATAAGTATCCAACGCAGCATTGGCGGCCAGCGTAAAACACGCCAGCACCGCCGCCGCTATAATCATTCTTTTCATTTCCTTATTCCTTTTTTTGGGTGATGGCTTGCGGGCTGGCCGGATTGCGACCAGCCCGCGTTATTGTCGCTCCGTGCTTACGCCGTCAGCGTCGCGTTGTAAGCGAACGCCTGCCCATGGCGGCACATGACATCGCAATCCTGCAACGCCACAATTCGCACCGCACCGCTCGTGCTGTTGGTGTACGGATCAATCGTCAGGTCAACACCGCTCCACAGCCCGAGAACCAACTGGTTCCACGCGCCGAAGAAGATGTGCTTGTCCGTGACGTTTTGCGTCACATGCACCGGGTAACCCAGCATGGTCTTGGTGGCCAGGGCGAGCAGGAAGCCAGGAAGCGGCCCGCCGCCGACGTTATCGCTATCAGCCTCGTTGCGGATCGTCACCGAACCATTTGGCGTGTTCGCCAGCAATCCCATGCCGTTGGCGCGCATGATCCAGCTTTGCCCGTTCAGGTCCGCGTTATCGGCCATGATGTCCGTCAGGAACGAGATCATCTGGGCGCGGGTCGGGGCGTCAGCGGTCACGGTCGGGTTATTAACCCCGGACTGTGACACCAATCCCTTGGGCTGGCCGTTCGCATTCGTACCGTGCAGCGCCGCTACTTCGATCAGCCGGGCCAGCGTCTGGATCAGTTCGTTCTGCACGAACATTTCCACGTCAATGCCGCTCTGGAGCAGCAACCGGCGGCTGATATCCGTCCATCCGGAGGCCGTCTTGGGCGTTCCGGTAACTTGCGTTACGGTCGGCTTGCCTTCCGTGCCCGCGCCGTTTTCGCCGTCAACCCATCCGCCCGTGATCGCGCCGCCCTTGGGGATCGCCACGTCACCGACCAGGCCGGAGAGCGTGGTAACGCCAGCTTGCGCCAGCACCATTTTGGAACGGAGAGCATCGATGAACTGGCCGACAAGCAAGTCGGTCGAAACGAAGTTGCTGCCGTTGCTGCCCTTCAGGAAGGGATCACCGCGCATACCGATGGGAGCGCAATGCGGGATGATAATGCCCTGCGCACTGCGACCACTACGCTTGGCAATTTCATCGCTAACCTCGCGCTCGAAGCTGATATCCTCCTTGCTGATACCAGCCAAAGACCGCAACACCTTGAATATGCTGAAACGCTTGGCAACTTCGGCGCGCTCCTTGGTGTCCAGAATATTTGCGGGTCTAACCGCGGCGGGCGGCTCCGGTTTGCGGGTCTGCGCCTCGGACAACTTGCGGGTCATTTCCGCCTTATCCGATTCGGCCTTTTTAAGGGCCATGGCGCGGAAATCCTCGACGGACTTCCCGGCCTTGATGTGTTCGTCAGCTTCGCCGGGCGTCATGTCAAACGCACGGGCCAAACGATAGATTTCGACTACCGTTTCCGGATCCAATTTCACTTCTTCTTTCATGGTTCTGTTCCCTTTATTTGCGGCATTTCCCGCCGCGTTGTTTTCTGAACGTCCAACACCCACGGCAATATCGGCCGGCACTGGCTCAAAACTCGCCTCGTAAGGCATCCAGGACATGGCCCGTACCACCGGGATGCCGTCCTTTTCGCCTTCGAGACGATAGCTGGCGGCGTTGACTCGGTAGCCGACCGAGACATTACGCCGCAACCCTTTGGCCGCGTCTGCCGCTATCTCCCGGGCGCGTTCGCCCGTACAAAACTCCACACCACCAGATAGTTTTCGATCCTTGATTGACACCGGCATCAAACCAACCTGATCGCCATAGTGCCGATCCAAAATCACGAGCCCGTCTTTGCATCGCGCCATGTCAATACTGCCTTCGGCGTGGTCTAAAACCTCGTAGACCCGTTGCCACCGCTCGTTAAATTCGACGTAGGTCAAAACAGGGGCTTCACTTGAGACGCTCATGCGTACGGCGGCGGGCTTGTCACCTTCAGCGCGGATCAATTCGACACTGGCGGCGCGGATGGAAAGTTCGCCGTCCTTGCGCTGATCCGCTTTTGAATTATTTTTTACCATTGTCTTCATCATCGTTTTCCTTGGTTGGCGCAACTTGCGCATTAGACGAACGCGGCGCGGGAAGGTTTAACCCAACCTCGCGCTTGATCTGCTCAACGTTATCCTCGAAATCCGTTCCCATATCGGAAGCTACTTGCGAATTCGTTTTCCATCCGTTATCAACAGCCATTTTCGCGGCGTTCATGTCTTTCATCGGGTCAACCCACATCCAGCGGCGGCCCCGGTGTTCATGCTCGGAAAACTTCTCAAATTTCGATAACGGAAGTCCGCCGCTCACGGAGTAGGTCAAGAAGGAACGCAACCACGCGAGGAAAACCGGCCCTTTGTTCTGCGCGATGTAATCGTTCTGGTCTGAGATATACATATCGCGCTCGCTGATCGTTCCGACGCGCACGGAAGAAAACGAAACGCCCGCCCAATCGTTTGCAAAGTTGCTGTATTCGACGTTAAAACCGCTCGCAACATCCTTGAGCATGGAGGCTTTGAACGCCGTCAATTCGCGGTTGGGATGTTGCGGAGTGTGAATTTCCTGCCGCCATCCAATCGGCAACACTTCGCTCTGTCCGGGTTCCTTTTCGGAGGTCAATGCGCTGGCCGCGTCGCTGTTTTCTTCGGTGGTTAAATCCGCTATCGCCTCGTCGTCGCCCTTGGGCGCGTAGTATGTTCGGACGCTGCAAGCTTCATCCCGCGCCGCCGTCAGTTCAGCCCGATCATATTCCTCAAGCATCTTGAGTTTTACCAAGGCCGCATGCGCTTCCGGCACGCCGCGTGGTTGAGCTTCATCGTTTTTTGTGAATCCGTGAATTACACGGCTGGCGGGAATGCGGATAAGCGGGCCGGTGCGGGAAATAACGTATGCGCTTTCCGGCTTCGTGTGCATGTAGTACGCCACGGGCCGATATGTCTCCGGTTCCATTTCCACGCCGCACCGGACGATATTCCCGTTGGGCAATTTGTCGGCGTTGTATAATTCGTCGCACGCATCGGGGCGCATGACGCGCAAGGCAATCCCGTAAGGATTCGGCATTGGCGCATCTTCGATTAAAATAAAATATTCGCCGTCACGCTTCCATGTCTTGACATTTAGCCTATCCATTTCCGGCATGGTCATGCGGCCCGACAGGTCACACCACTCCCGCGTCATGCACCAACGCCAATAATGCCACTCAATAAACTTAGCCGCCGTTTCGTCCAGGCGGTAATCTTTCCCTCCGGGCGCGCCATCATGCGGCGTGGATTTGAGAGCAAACCCTTCGCCGACAATATTAACGGCCATGAGTTGCAGCCAGCGTTTGAAATGCGGGTTATTCTTTGCCATCTCACGAGAACGGCTGCGGATTGTCGCAAGGCTTCCGCTGATTTCGGCGGGGGAGAAACCGCCATCCCAGCGCCAGCCGGAAAGCAGACGATCTACCCGCGCCGCCTCAAAACTTCGCACGACAACTACCTGCCGGGGTGCGGGAACATCGGCAATGCGTTTGTGAAAAGGCCACGTCATGTAAACCTCGTTCGGATAATTCGCTTGATTCGTTTTCCGGTTTGACTCGCAACTTCGGCCTTGTAGACCGCTCTCAAATCCAAAAGCTCTTTCAAGCTCCCGTAGTTGATGCTCATCCCGTCCACACTGAAACTATTGCGCGGATTTGTGGCGTAGTTAAGGATCGCCGCTTCGATTGCGACCAGGACGGGGGCATATTCGGAAGTGGCAAGAGGGGATGCGGCGATACCAATCGCACCTTCATCAACGGCAAATATGCGGGTTGACGCGGTATGCGTGACAAGACCGGCAAATCGGATAACACCGGGACGCCACAGCAGGGTTTGTGCCCCGGTCACGGTCAGCGTCCATCCAGTATTTCCGGCGTTGGCAACGGCGGCAACACTAATCGGAACGGAGGCGGCAAACTGGTAGGCTAGCGTGTAACCACCTGCGGGGGTGTAATCGGTAAAGATTAAATCTTCTCCGTCCTGGGCGGAATTGGCGGAGGCAAGCCAGATTGATTCGCCGGCGACAATGCGGCTTGGCAGGAATCCGGCGTTAAGCATGGTCGCCCCCTAAAAAGCGAAGGGGGCAGCGAAGTGCATTTTTAGGTTAGGATGTATAATTCTTGATTGCATCGCGCCCCCTTTCACCTTTAGGCGATAAAATGCAACCAGCGGGGCACCAGAATGCGTTCAAATGCCCACAAATAAACGTTGAAACCGTGCAACCCTTTTCATCACGGCGGGCCTGCTTAATCCGATACTTTTTGCCACCTCCTCTTGTGTCGGCATCGGCGAACAATCGCGGGCTGCAATAATCTTAAGATCAACGGCGTCAAGTTTGCCGTGTATCACAAGATCGCAAATCAGTTCGTGTGCGCTTTCAGCGCGCTGCTCGATATTGCGCGAATGATTACGGTTTAAATTAATCCGCAACATGCGGCTAAATTGCCGGGCCTCTTGTTTTTCGGTAATTTTTCTCATAATCAGCTCGGGTCGTTTCCGGTTGGGTTCGTGCAGCCGTATTCCTGATAACGCAGTACGCCGATATTCACATCCGGCGTATGCCCTAACCCGGAATGATCTTCACAGGAATATGTTTTTTCGATGACGGTTCCCGCCCCTCCGCGTGTTTCTGTTGTTTTGATGTTTGTTGCCGGTTTTCCGCAATAGTGACACTTCATATTTAACTCCAATAAAAAAGAGGCACCCAGCGTTAGCCGGATGCCCCTATCGTTTAGATTCAGGACGGTTTGGATGTTACCGCGTTACTTTATTTTTCCTCCGTTATTTTTAGCACCACCCCGATTGTAAATCTTTGATATGGATTCGGTATAGGACTAGTTACCGACGTTACGTCATAGGTACGCCCATCAATGGTCATTGTTCCGCCGGCGCGGATGCTTATAAAATCAGCAGGGGCGTGGGTTTCTTTCTTATCAAACTGCCCGTGCGTCCATTCGCAGCCGCAAATATTGCAATGCCACATGAGAATATGCTCACCTAAACCGCCGCCTTCATCATGCGATTGAATACATTGCGGCGACACCTGTCGCTGGTTCGTATTGGATTGGCAGCATGGACAGCGCGGAACGTCGCATGGTTTCAATCCGTTTTGCAAAGCAATCTGTTCGTCGAATGATTTAAGTACATCTGCCATTATTTTTCCTCCGTGACCGTTGTTTTCTTTTCCTCAATCGTTTTGAACTCACCCGCCTTGTAGCTGATCTGCCAGCTCCCCCACCCCTTTACCACCGGCACCGTGTCCAGAATATGCAGGATGGATTTCAGGACAAACTCGCGGGATATACCCGTATTACGCGGGACTGGATCGCGGCTTACTGGTTGCGGATCGCGCGTGCTATAATTCATCGTCCCGGTCTCCTTATGACTACGTGCGCTTTTTTAGGCGTTCTTTCCTGGCCCGCTACAGGACTGGCCCCTACCGCAGCCGCCGCAACGTAGAGCCCGGTAGCCACATCTCCCCAATCATTGCGACTTCCGGGAGCAATAACCCACTTGTAGAGCGATCCGACTTCCGTTTCTGCATAATTATGCAGCACTTCCGCCACTACCCCTTCGGCAAATTTATCATGCCGCTGGCCTTGCTTTCCGAAAAACGATATTGCATCGGCGGCAGCAACCGGCAGAAGCCATCCGCGCTGCTGGCGCATGCGCCAAAAATCAGCGTTATGGATCACCACGTCGCCCTTACCTCGCCATCGCGCATTATGCCATTGTTCTCCGGGCTTCCCTATTCGATTGGCGTTGGGTCTGTAACTGCTATTTCCAACACCGCGCGAAGCTATCCATGGAATATTCCCCGGCTTGCGATCTATCCATTTGAAAACAGCGTCCTGCCACGTTCCGCTGCAATCAACCATCATTATTTTAATACGCGCTATATCATCGCCACGCTTTAAGACAATTTCGGAAAGCACGGCGTTTAATCCGGTAAGGCCGCGCTGAATGGCTACTGATTCCGGGTCTATCGGCGCGGCTGGGTCATACAACATCGCGCCGTTCCCGGGATAAATCCCGTACTCAATGACGCCAATATTGCGGTCATTGTTTGTTGCCCCTAATGCCCACCGCAACCCATCATGGTTTATGTCGACCATGCCGACAATATGAGCGCAATCCTCGGGAAGTACGCGACGATCCTTGCCGTTAATTCGCGTCGCTATGGCGACGGGATCAAGTTTGTAATCACTGTTTAAGATGTCCTGCGGATCATTCTGATACTCCGACCAGAACTGCGTCCCCGCTTCAATGCGTAGGTTTTCGGCGGTCTGCAGTGCGCTAATCTCGCCATCGCGCACGCGATGCTCCCAAGATACTTCACTCCCCGCGTCCATAGCCGCGCGATTGGATTTATAATACTCAGTTGCCGCAGCAAACCCCCTGCCCTCACTTGTTTCATCGCGGTAAATGTGCTCGTATTCTTTCCAAAGTGTATCTTGGGCATCCGGCCATTTGTTCACTAGGCAACAGATTTCTCCCTGCCACTCGGGGTGTTGTTTATGGTCAAGAAATCTATCGGCTAAATCTCCTTTGCGGATGATCGTGCAGGGCATTACGGCGGCAATACGCTTCCTGGGGCCCGCCAGCCCCAGCACGTCGCCGGTAATTATTCGCTCACGCATGGCGCATTGCGAAGGACTCTCGGCGCTTGATCGGTCTTGCGGATCATCGAGTAGCACAAAGTCAGGCCTTAGCACCTTACCGGTCTTTGTGTCTTTCCACTTGCCCCGGATCGCCCCGGTAAGACCGTGGGCTTCGAGAATTGCACCATTGCTCGGATATGGTTTACCGTCTGGCGTCACGACCTCCGGGAACACCAACGTAGTTTTGCTCCAAAGTATCCCGCTGGCTTTGCCATCGGCGCGCAACTGATACCGCGCCTTGATTGCCTTGCCATCCGTGGCCCGCGCATAGGTGGTCACATGCGGATAATGGGCATGGAGCGTGTCGCTTTCCGTGATCTGCTGGCGCACAAAATCAACTATAGCTTGCGCCATTTCAGCCGTAGCCGCGATAACGACCACGTATTTGCGCCGCCCGGTCAGCAAAACATAAGCCGTGACCCACTTAAGTATTGTTGATTTACCCCCACCCCGCGGCATGGCCAATGCAAACATGCCGCCCTTATTCATGGCGGTTGATATTTTGTCCAATACTTTTAAGTGATCCGCGCTCCATGGCCTGTCGAATGCCTCCCCTCCGTGAAAACGCAGCCATTTGCCGATGTCCTTTTCGAGGCGGGTGCGAACCGCCTTCGTTTTGGCGTCCGGGTCAACGTGCTTGACGATCCTTGCCAGCTTACGCCCAGCCTCCACAATCTTCGTGTGCCGGATATTTTGCGCCACGGCGGCACGGTCGGCGGATGTTATTTGGCGGGGCATGGTTTTCCTTTCTTACGCAGCGTCATGCCATATTCGTTGGGCGCATTCGGGATCATAATGCCAGCCCGCAGCCGTAACTTATTCGCTTTGAAAGGCCGATAGTCTACATGGTGCTGCCACCGTCCCCATTTGCGTGTGATCTTTACAACATCAGGATGTTGGCGTATAAGCGATTGGGCCATCAACAAACGCCCATCAGTTTTTCCATCCAACTTGTAGAGCGATTCGGTATTGCCGCCCTTGATACTCATCGTCGCTGCCTTGTCGCAAAGGAAAGCGCAGAATAGAAGTGTACACCATCCGTCTTTGAGCGCACGGAGGGATAGGTCGGTGTCCTCGTTGTAACGCCCGCGCCAGCGATATGGGATTGAATTGTTGACTAGGATGCACGAATAGATGCGCGTATTTATTTTCACCGGCGGGGTCTTATATCCTTTCCCTCCAGTGTAGGAGCTTCCGGTAACGGCGAACATGCAGTAATCCATCCCTGATAGCGCCACATTGCTGTATCGTTCTGTAAAATCCTCTACCGCGACAAAGGTCGCGCCGTCTGATGTCTTGATCCTTTGATTTTGATTGTAACGCATAAACCCCTTAATGTTGTCGTCGAGTATCCAGTGCCGCGCATGGCCTTCCGTGACTGAATGTTTCCACACCCAGTTGCGCGCAGGAATTGACCCTTGACCGAGATTGGAAAATGGCAACACGAGCAGAGTCGCGGGATCGATCACCACTGCATATTGATCGCGCTCCTGAGGTTCGATCACGACGCGATGCGGGATGTTGCGCGCAATCAAAGCCTTGACGGTATATCGTGAATTCCATCGGCCTTTACTGATGACGTATATCGGATAGCGTGGGTTCACATCACATACTCCTTCGTATTTTCGCGATCCTTAAACGGATACCAGATATAGCGCGTCTTTTCCGTCACCGACTGAGCCATGATTCGCGCAAAATCCTCCATGTCTTTTTGTGTCTTAAAATGAACGATCACCTGCGCGAAACCCTTAGCATCGTTTTTAAATTCTGGCATCCCTTTCCATTCTGCATTCGGATCGTTGGTATCGTCGCTCAGTATACCTAATTGATACTCTGCAAATCCGGACGCAATCAGCTCATCCATATCCCATTCGTTGCCCAGCAGGTCCATATCGTCGTCGCCAAATGCCCGATTATCCATGATGATAAACCGCCGCTTCTGTTCCACGGTCAGGCCGGACAACCTATACACCCAGGACGCCGGGACTTCTTTCATCCCGTTGGCAAGGCACGCCCGGTAGCGCATGTTGCCGCCCAGGATAACGGAGTTTTCATCAACCACAATCCCGCGCGCCGGCATGGCCTCTGGAAAGTCACGGATGGAGTTGCAAAGTTTCTTAAATCTCTCATCGCGGATAAAGCGGGGGTTCTTCGGCAGGCCGTGGGAGCCATCGTTTAAGCGCAGGTCAGTCAGTTTGATTTTAGGTTCTGTTTTCATAAGGCAGTATCAATTTATATTTTGCTGAT